ATGGCGTTCTCGGGATCATCATCATAATCCCAGAAGCGTGGGGAGCTTGCGAGGATAGTCAGCGCATAATAGGGCGCGCTGTTGGGAGGTTGCAACACGTAATCGCTCTGTTGCAATGTTACGCCTGTGAATACGACGCTGGTCAATTGCGCTAGGTAGGTATCGAAAAACAACGTATCCCTCAAGCCCTTAAACACCATGTTCTGGCGTAGAACTTTAACATCTTCCTCCGCGTCAAAATACCGCGTGGTGTCAGAAGGCGCTTCAAAGCTATAGCCAACGTAATTGTCTATGAGCATTTGCGCGTATGGGATAAGACCTGTGATGAGCGTGTCATCACCAGTCTCCGAAGCGTTGAATTTGAGATACGCCCGTACATTTGCCAGCGTCGTATATGCCATTGTTATTTCACCACGATCTCGTCAACGTCGGCAAGGTCATAGGTGGTTGCTGGTGCATAGTGCGGGCGATAGCCCAACACGATTGCGCTTGCATCGCTGGTTGCTGTGCCAACGGTCATTGACCCCTTGACATAACGCTTGCCAGCCGACAATACGTGGGAAACATCCAACGAAATAAGAGACATCTTGGAATCATCACTGCCAGCTTTGGTCAATTGCGTGATCGCAGCACCAGTAATGTCAGCATACACGCCACCGCTGGTCGCTGATGCGGTCACTTTGAAGTCTAGCGTTGCCGATGCTCCAAGTGTTCCTGCCTGCACGATGAATAACAATTGGTCGAAATCCGAACAATCAATTGCATCAGTCAGGTAAGTCGCTGCGGTGTGTGCATCAGGGTCGATGCTCCCAACAATTGCTACGGCTTCATGTACACGTTCCATATTTCACCTCTAATCGTTGTTATACACGAATGGGCTAACGGTGGTCGTACCGTCTGCCAGCGTGATCTTATTCGGGAACATCGGCTTGCCATCCTCACGGATGTTAAACACGAACACATCGAGCCCTTCGGTTGCCTTCTGATGAGGCGTATAGAACACGCTAAATCCGCTACGAACAAAGCGGATATACGCGCTAAAGTCCACAAGGGCAATGTCTCCAGCCGTATCGGTTGCGCTCATGTGCTGGCTGGTAATCACGGGAATACCGAACAAGGTCATGTAAGTGCGCCCGTTTAGAGACACCGTGCCCAACGCGCTTCCACTACCTGTGCTGATCTCCATATTCAGGATGTCTTGCATGGCGGTGTTGTTTACTACCCAGCGCGTGGTGGCATTGTTCATCATGAAGAAGCGCGAATAGATTTCAGCAGCGTCTTGGTAATCGAACGTGTTGTCGGTATCAGCATCAATTGCCAAACCAGCATCGGCGTTCAAGAACCCAAGATATTCACCCACGCCAGAACCACGAATCACACCGTATTCCTGCTTAGCACGGATAGATTCGCCTGCGAGGTTATTGAACATTTGATCGATGCTGAACGCGCTGTCTTGAGTCAACTCTTTGGTTACGTCTACGAACCCACCGATGGTGTGGATGGTGAAATTCAACATCTTGAGAGCGGGGGTGGTTTCGGTAAATGCTGAACCGCTAGGCTTAACGGTGGATACCGTGCCAGCTGCGCTTGCAGTCTGTCCGACGTTAGCCGTTGGGGTTACGGTTACATCTGGCATGGGATAACGCCCGCTAGAGGTGGTTACGTTTTGCACACGCACAAGGGGTAGGAATTCGCTGGCAAGCGAAATGCCTTGCATCAGCGAGGTGTTGAACTCTTCTGGAATCAGGTAGCCACCCGTTGCACCAGTTAGGTCGCTCATATCCTTCATTGCGCCATACACTTTGGTTAGGCGTTGGGTGTTGCCGTTCTTGACTGCTAGGAAGAAGTCAGTGAGAGACTTGATGTTGCGGTCAGTGCCTGTTACGCCATCAGCGATGAGCGTGCCACTGTTTGCCACCTTAGGCTCGTTTGCCAACAGGGTCAAGATTTTGTCTAGCCCTGCGCCAATGGTCTTGACGGTTTCCTCTAGGGAATCAAGACGGGTGTTGTCTACTTCGGTCATGTGATGATCCTCATTTACTACGGTTATGCTATCGTTAACCACCGCTACCCGCGCATCATGCGCCTCTAGGTTCGCCTCTGGGTCATCTTGATCTAAGTCTATCACACTATCTTGTTTTAGTGCAACTACTTTCGTCTTAGGCTCTGCTGGTGTTGGGGTTAAGCTAACTTCCCCTAACCACCACGTCTTGATTAGCCCGCCTTCACGGTTCACAGTGTGGGATAACGCGCCCGTGCTAACGCCTAACTTGCCAGCTTCGATTAGGCTTAGGATGCTTCGCTCATAATCGTCTCGAAGCTCCAATTGCGCTTCCATCCATAGCCCAACGTCATCACGGCGCATGACCTCTGCAATGCCCAGCACGCGCGCCTTAAGCGTTGCATCCTGCCCATGCTGGTAGATGAGCGGAATACGTTGCTGAATACCAAAGTCAGTTTGCGGTGTGAATCGCTCGCCCTGCAAGTCAGTGGTGTGGAATAGCACGCCATAGAAGCCTATGCGCCCATTGCCGTCTAACGCCTTGACCGCATCACCATCCGCTATCATCCGCTCATGGTAGTCGCCGTCGATGCTCTTTTCGTCGGTGTTCGCCCAATCGTAGCATGCCCAGAACCCAGCACTAAGCGGATCACTTTTTTCGGAGCAATTATGACGGCTTAGGAAGTTAGCACGGCGTTCGGGTATGTCCCGTTGCATGTCCATATCGGGATCACCGTAGTGGACAAGGTACTGCCGTCCGTTCATTTCGACTTCGCGCATGTATTTCTTGTCGTCTCTAGTGGATGGTCGGCGACGGGTTGCCATGACCTCCATATCGTTATAACGGTACTTATACAGTGGCATTATCGTCTCCTTAACGTATCCAGAACCAATTCAGCAACGCGCTCTTTGTTGTCCTCTAGGATGGTCGGCACGTTGCGCCATCCTGTACGCTTATGAAACCACGCTTGCTTCTCGCCTTGCACCCATTGCGCGTAGGGAATGTTATTGCGCAGGATAACGGTCAAGTCCTTGACCTCCCCATCAATTTGCCATCCGCTGGCAAGACCGCCTGCCGCGCCTTTACGGTTGTATGTCGACTGCGGTGGCTTCGGTGGGTAGATAGCCGATTGCGTCTTGAGGTATAGCGCACCACGCTTAAGCCCTGCCTCCAGTAGTTTATCACTCTTAAGGTCATTTATGCGGTTCAAGATGTTCTTTGTTCCGCTTAGGTTTACGTTTACGGTAATGCTCATTCGTTATCCCTCAAATATTCTGGCAGGAATTGCGGTTCAACCCAATTGACCCAACACCGACAACGGGGATGTGCAGGCGGTGGGAGTTGCCACCCTTCACCGCGTGGCTTATTGTGATTCGCTCCGCATATCGGACACACGCGCTCATCCACCGCTGTGAACCATACGGCAACCAAGTCGATTCCCTCATTGCGAAGCTGGTTAGCTATGAACGCCTCGCCTTCATAGTTCGCACGGGTGATCTCCGTGCTGGCAACCATCTCCGCTCGTGATGGGGATACGATGCGCCCAAGCCGTTCCCGTAGCCACTCCAAGCCTACTTCGGGATCAGCACGGTATTCAGCAATATAGCGGTCTATCTGGCGTTGGTTCGTTTCGCTCATATCTGTCACCAACGTATTGACCCAACGCTGTGCCCAGTTTTCCGCACTATCGGTCACGATGTCATCTGCGACGGCAAAGGCGCGTGTTAGTTCCAAGTTTTCCGCACTTTCGGCAAACACAAAGCCAATGATGGGGGTTAGCTCCCTACGGTATTGCGCCCGTATGGCATTGTAAAATTCACCCCATTCGGGTTGCGCCTGTAGGAACTTGTCTTCATCGTAAAGCACGTTGCCCATCATGTCTAACGGAAACAAATCCAGAAGCGTCGCACGCGCCTCTTTGTGGATACGGTTTAGCTCCCGTTGGATGGTGGCTTCGTACTCATCACGGTTCAGGAATTGTGGCATAGGTAGCCTCGCACGTCTGCAAACACCACCTTGACCTCATCCATCGTGGTCATCACGGCGAGCGCGTTCTTGACCATTGCCACCACGTGCGTGGGCAAATCATCCGCTGTGAAGTCTAACGCCTTCTGCGCCTTGCCGTGCTTATAGCGGTTCAGTGCCATCCGTTGCCATACGTCTAGCTCATCAAGGTATTTTTGCGTTTGCACGTCCACACCCATTGTCTCATCGTCGTCGGGTTGTGCTGGTGCTTCGGCTTCTTCTGTCATCTCCTCGACTTCCTCATACGCTGGCACGGTGTCGTAACCCAAGTAGGCACGCGCTTCTTCACGTGTGATGATACCCACCATCGCCGTATCCGCACCGATTAGAGACTTGACCACGTTGGCACGCTCCAGTTGCAATTGCTGGTAAACATCCAAGCGGTCCGCTTCAAATTTGATAGCATGCCCCAAACGGAACTTGTCGAATAATTGTTGGTTCAGCTTATCCGCTAGGAACATCGCTTCAGGGATGATCGTCTTGTCGTAGAAGTGAAGGTCATCCTGCCGTGCGGTGGCATAGTTGCTGGCATTAGAGAATAGCAACGATTGTGGGATACCCATCGCCGTGCTGATGTCTTGACGCTTTGCATCCGTTAGCGCAGGCACGGTTAGATCACCAATATCCGTGCCCAACGTTTGGATGCTGGTTTGCGTGCCAACGGGTAGGATGCTAAAGGCGTTGCGTATGCCGTTCAGCGTGCGTTCAAACCATGACTTGACGCGCTGTTGTTCCACTTCCTGCAAGTTGTTAAAGCCTTCAATGGTCAGCACCGTAGGCTTAATCGCACCGCGCTCAAAAAACAGTTGACCGTACATATCCATATTGTAAATCATCTGCGCGCTTGCCAATGCCGTGCTGGCGAGCGATTGCCCGTGCCCCGTTTCGCCGTTGCGATTCGGTAGCCAGATATAGCCAACGGTATCGGCAGGGTGGTATTCCTGCTGATTATTGAAGCTCCGCTTAAAGCCTAACAGTTCACCTGTACGGCTATCAAAGTCAGGGCGCATGCTGGCAGGGTGCAATCGCTTAAACCCGTATACGCGCCGTGTTCGTGTTCCGCTAATCGGTATGAAGTAGGATGCGCCATACAGAACCATATCACCTTCGACATAGTTCAGGAACTCCGACCACGCAAAGCCTTGTAACACCTCATAGCCCGTATCAGGTAAAGCCCCTGCCTCCGTTTGCACATCCGTTCCATCAGGGGTATAGATGCAAAACGGCATAGAGCCTAACGCTTCGGCACGCACGTCCACAGCACGCCGTAACCATGCCACACGACGGTAAAGCATGTCGATAGTTAGCTGGCTCTCGTGGTATCCCAACGGGCTAAAAGCGTCGGGAGTCAACTTGTGTAGAGGTATGCCCTTCACATAGCGTAAATCCATTACCATAGTATTGCCCTCGCACTCATTCGCAAACCAGCATGATACGCCAGTGCCAGTGCCACCACCGTATCGTCGTGCGCCCCCGACGGTGCGCTGTATTGGTATACGCCACTAGGGGATCGGCGCATCGTATACGACTGTAACTCATTCAACAGCGTGGCATTGTCTGGCAGGGTGATGGTCATCTGTTCAAATGCCAATTGCAACGTGTTTACCAGCTCCACCTTGCTGGCATGCGTCATCGTGAAGCCCTCCACTGGCAAGCCCA